GTAAAGACTCAGGTAGACCTTACCCTGCATGTAGACCTAAAGCTGTAGCTAGTAAGATTAGTAAGAAAGAAGCTGCTAAGAAGACTGGCCCTAAGAAAGTAAAGTGGTCAACGACTGCATCAGGTAAAAAGAGAACAACATAATGGCTGATAAAAGACCCCCTAAAATAGGTGAGTTTCAAGAGCGCTACACTGGAAAAAAGACCCCTAAGTGGTTACTTGATGCATATATACAAGGTAGTAAAAGCTATAATGCAAAAGAATTAAAGCATAAAATAATAGGTTATGCAGAGAAAAATAACCTAAAATACCCACAGGTTGTTGCACAAGCTAGAGGTGAAGCAAATCAGATTAAGCATTACTTAAAAAAGACTGTGACACCTAGTGGTAAAAATAAAGCAAGAAAACCTAAAGTATCTGGCGGCGGCGGTATGTTTAAAATAGGTGATACAGCAAGCTCTATAAATAGAGGAACCCTGTCTGTAGCTAAAAAACGTCAAATGAATAAGGGTGGATTAACTAAAAAGGCTAAAAAATAATGGCTAAAGGCGTAAAGCATTACTTTAAGGATGGTACTGAACATAAAGGTGGTATGCATAAGATGCCTAATGGTGAAGTACACTCTGGTAAGACTCACGGTAAGAACAGTAAGAGGTTGTATCACTTGAAAGACTTGAGTGCTACAGCAAAGAAAAAAGCAACATCTCAAGGGAAGAAGTAACATGGCTAAGAAACCAATGAATGCTGGTATGGCAGCACTAAAGAAAGAAGCACCAGAGGTAGCAGCTAAGATGGGCTACATGTATGGTGGTGTAGCTAAGAAGCCAGACATGAAAGCTATGGGCATGATGGGTGGCGGTATGGCTAAGAAGAAGATGGGCTACAATAAGGGTGGCTTATGCGGTGCATCTAACCCTGCAGGACAAAAGGGTACACGGGGTATCAAGACGTAATGAGTGTATTCACAGAGCATAAAGCAGCCCTAGAGAAGGCTGGATATACAGTTGAGGCTGATGCAGTACGTAATGCTGGTGGTAGTCCTATTGCTGGTGAAGGTGCTTATGGTGTCGTTTGGTATAAGGATGAGTTTGTCGAGAAGGTGTGTACACAGGAAGTAGAAGTTGTACGTGCTAGAAACGATAAGGGTCACTATATTAAGGATGACCCTAGTACACCTGAGAATGAAGCATGGACTACGAAAGTAAAGAAGGCTGTGACTCCTAAGAAGAAACCAGCCAAGAAGAAAGCCTAGTAAATGGTTACCACTCGTGATTTTACAACAGATACAGAATCAGTTACCATTACTGCTACTTCAGGTGGTGCTAGTGCTGACTTGGTTTATACGTGTCCACCTAATCACGATGCAACCATAGACTTTCTACATGTAACGAATGGTTCTAGCTCTACAAAGCATGTGACTATACAGTGGTATCACGCAGACACAAATACTTACCATCACTTGATAAATGATAAGTCTATATCTGGTAAGGATGTGTATAATATTATAACGTCTGACAGGATTCACTTACATGCTGGAGATAAGATCTTAGCATTTGATGGTTCTTCTAGTAGCTTAGAGGTGTTTATCTCAGTAAGGCAGTACTATAACCCTAACAGGTAGCGGGTATGCACATTTTGTATCTACTACTCAGTCTATAAATAAGTATAACTATCTCCATGCACACAACATAAGGAGATAGTGCTATGTTTAAGAACTTACTAACACGTATTCAGGGTCACCAACAGCGCAGAGCAGATTACTGGATTCTGATGAATATGCGTGACAAGGAACTACAAGATATGGGTATCTCAAGAGGGGAGATATACAATCGTGTTTATGGCGTTAAACAGTGAACCTAGTTAAGGAATTACCCCTTATTCTAAGCCTTACTGTTCTAGCTAATGTATCAGCAGGTGATACAGATAGACAAACAGGTAGTGGACTTAGAAGAGGGGGTTCCTACAGTGATAGATCCAGTAACCGCTATAGGGTTAGCAACTACCGCATTTAATGCTCTTAAGAAGGGTATTGCGGTAGGTAAGGACTTACAAGACATGGGTGGTCAGCTTACACAGTGGGCTGGTGCCATAAGTGACTTAGACTTTGCTGACAGACAGAACGCTAAACCACCTTGGTATAAAACCCTTGGTGGTGGCGTTCAAGCAGAAGCAATGGAGATATTCGCAGCTAAGAAAAAAGCTGAGTCTATGAGGAAGGAACTCAAGGATTACATTTGTGTAATGTATGGGCCTTCACATTGGGAAGAGCTTCTACGTATTGAGGCTGATATCCGCAAACAAAAGAAAGAACATGATCACAAACGTATAGAGATGAAGCGTAAGATTGTAGAGTGGGCAGCAGGTTTTGTGTTGTTCCTAGTTATTACAGGTAGCTTTGTAGGTTTGATTTACTTAAGGACGTTATAATGGCAAGATCATTAACAGAAAAGCAACAAAAGTTTCTAGAGGTACTCTTTGATGAGGCTAATGGAGATGTTGTACAGGCTAAGAAGTTAGCTGGGTATGGAGATGGTACTTCCACTTCTCTTATTGTCGAGTCTCTAAAGGATGAGATAGGTGAGAAGACACGTACTTGGTTTGCTCGTACTGCACCTAAAGCAGCTATGGCAATGACACAGGCACTGTATGACCCTACTGAGTTAGGTATTCGTGATAAGATGGCTGCAGCGAAAGATTTACTTGATCGCGCTGGGCTAGGCAAGGTAGACAAGGTTGATGTAACTTCAGGAGGCGGCGGTATATTTTACTTACCCCCCAAAGAAGGGAAGAATGAGTAGACCTTGCCACAAATTGACTACAAGAGAGACTTGGGTTTCTGGGAATTACCCAAACCTAACAAGGGAAAAGAGAAAGAATGGCACACAGTAGCTAGGGTATCACAAACAATACCTTTTGGCTACGAGTTACACCCCGACAACGAAAGACTGCTAGTACCGATACCACATGAACTAGAAGCGCTTGAGCTTGCAAAGAGACACTTAAAACAATATTCCTATAGAGAAGTTGCAATTTGGTTGACAAAGCACACTGATAGGTATATATCTCACATGGGCTTAAAGAAGCGAGTAGAAATTGACAGAAGACGTAAAAAAGCAGTTATTATTAAACGCAGACTTGCCAAAAGGCTCCAAGAAACCCTCGCGGAAATCGAGAAGCTTGAAAAAGGCAGGGTCGGGGCGTACTCAGAAGAAAGCTAACCAGACAGAGACAGTCGCTACTCCCCCTACTACTGTTCCTGCACAGGTTAAGGCTCCTGAGTTTGATGTCGAGGTAGCACAGGATGTCGTGTTTAAACCTAACCCCGGCCCTCAGACAGACTTTCTTAGTTCATCTGAGCGTGAAGTTTTATATGGGGGCAGTGCTGGTGGTGGTAAGTCATATGCTATGCTTGCTGACCCACTACACGGTCTGAACCACCCTAACTTTAGCGGGTTGTTAGTACGACACACTACAGAAGAACTAAGGGAACTTATACAAAAATCTCAGGAGTTGTATCCTCGTGCTGTACCGGGAATCAAGTGGTCTGAAAGAAAGTCTCAGTGGATCTCGCCTAGAGGTGGTAGATTGTGGATGTCATATCTTGATAAGGATATGGACGTTACGAGATATCAAGGTCAGGCGTTTAATTGGATTGGGTTCGACGAACTTACTCAATGGCCTACACCTTTCGCTTGGGATTATATGAGGAGTCGTTTGAGATCTGCTAGTTCAATGGAGCTAGGTCTTTACATGAGAGCGACAACTAACCCTGGTGGCAGCGGTCATAGCTGGGTTAAGAAGATGTTTATTGATCCTGCCAAGTATGGTGATGCTTTCTGGGCCACTAATATTGAGACAGGTGAAGAGATTAAGTATCCAGCGGGTCACTCTAAAGCTGGGCAGTCACTGTTTAAGCGTAGGTTTATACCTGCTAGTTTATTTGATAACCCTTACTTAGCAGAAAGTGGTGACTATGAGGCAATGCTTCTGTCGCTACCAGAGCATCAACGTAAGCAACTACTAGAAGGTAACTGGGATGTCAATGAAGGTGCAGCCTTTCCTGAGTGGAACAGATCCATACATGTCGTGGAGCCTTTTAAAATTCCCTCAAGCTGGACTAAGTTTAGAGCTTGCGACTACGGTTACGGAAGCTACACAGGCGTTGTCTGGATTGCTGTATCACCCAGTGAGCAGCTTGTTGTCTACAGAGAGTTATATTGTTCTAAGGTTACAGCTACAGATCTAGCTGATATGATTTTAGACTTAGAGAAACAAGATGGTGGTATGAGATACGGGGTGCTAGACTCTTCTTTGTGGCACAACCGTGGCGACACGGGACCATCACTAGCTGAGCAAATGATTATGAAGGGTTGTCGTTGGCGACCATCTGATCGCTCTAGGGGTTCGCGTGTCGCAGGTAAAAACGAAATACATAGGCGGTTACAGGTTGATGAGTTTACTGAGAAGCCTAGATTAGTATTTATGAATAACTGCACAAACACTATAGCGCAGATACCAAGTATTCCTTTGGATAAAAGAAATCCAGAAGATGTAGACACTCACGCAGAGGATCACTTATACGATGCTTTACGTTATGGTGTTATGACACGTCCACGCAGCAGCATTTGGGATTTCAACCCAGCAACACAACGCACAGGCTTTCAAGCTAGTGATACAACATTCGGGTATTAATAAATGGCAGAACAAGAAGAAATGTTTGAAACAGATGAAGTCGTAGCTGCAGAAGACAGTACGGATAGTATCTTTGAACAAAAGGATAGTGTAGTAGCTTTTGTACAGGAGCGATACAAACGAGCAGAGGATGCACGTTATGCTGATGAACAACGCTGGTTAAAAGCTTACCGAAACTATAGGGGCTTATACGGCAAGGATGTACAGTTTACCGACACTGAGAAGTCACGTGTATTTGTTAAGGTTACTAAGACTAAGACACTTGCTGCATATGGTCAGATTGTAGATGTACTATTTGGTAACAACAAGTTCCCACTATCTGTTAACCCTTCTGTATTACCTGATGGTGTAGCAGAAGCAGTACACGTTAATATAGATCCTAAAGCTCAAGCTGCAGGTGATGCACTTAAACCTGTTACTGAAGATAAACCTTCTAGTTCTTATCTTATCAATGGTGATACTTCTCTAAAACCTGGTGAGACCCTTATGGACTTACAGGCACGTATGGCTGGTTTGAGTGGTAAGTTAGAGTCTGTATCTGATAAGATTATTGAGGGTGATGGCACTACACCATCTACTGTATCGTTCCACCCAGCTATGATTGCAGCTAAGAAGATGGAAAAGAAAATCCATGACCAGCTACAAGAATCAGGTGCATCTACACACCTACGCTCTATGGCGTTTGAGATGGCACTACTAGGCACAGGTGTTATGAAGGGTCCTTTCGCAGTAGATAAAGAATATCCTAACTGGAATGATGAAGGTGATTATGATCCATTAGTTAAAACAGTACCTGAGTGTAGCCACGTTTCTTCTTGGGACTTCTACCCAGACCCAGAAGCTAAGTCTATGAATGATGCAGAGTATACTGTTGAACGTCATAAGATGTCACGTACGCAATTACGTTCTTTAAGAAGTCGTCCCTACTTCATGTCTGACTCAGTTCAGATGGCTGTAGACAAAGGACCTGACTACATACAGAAATACTGGGAAATGACTATGGAGGATGATGATACACAACCCTCTTCTGAGCGTTGGGAAGTATTAGAGTTCTGGGGTTACGTAGACATTGAACTACTTGAAGAGCATGGTGTTAAGATACCCAGCGAACTAAAAGATTTAGATGAGGTTAACTGTAACGTTTGGGTGTGTAACGGTGAAGTACTACGCTTTGTACTAAACCCATTCAAACCTACACGTATTCCTTACTATGCTGTTCCTTACGAGCATAACCCTTACAGCTTCTTTGGTGTAGGTATTGCTGAGAACATGGATGATACACAAACATTGATGAATGGCTTTATGCGTATGGCTATTGACAATGCTGCACTATCTGGTAATCTTATCATAGAAGTAGATGAGACCAACTTAACGCCTGGACAAGACTTATCTGTATATCCTGGCAAGGTCTTCCGCAGGGCTGGGGGTGCACCAGGACAAGCCATCTTCGGTACTAAGTTCCCAAATGTTGCTCAAGAGAATATGCAACTATTTGATAAGGCAAGAGTACTAGCAGATGAGAGTACTGGCTTCCCTAGCTTTGCTCATGGTCAAACAGGAGTATCAGGCGTTGGGCGTACAGCCTCAGGTATTAGTATGCTTATGTCAGCTGCTAACGGTTCTATTCGTACAGTAGTTAAAAACGTGGATGACTATTTACTTCGCCCACTAGGTAAAGCATTCTTCTCTTTCAACATGCAGTTTGACTTTGATGAACAAATACGTGGTGACTTAGAAGTACATGCGTCAGGTACTGAAAGCTTAATGGCTAACGAAGTAAGATCCCAGCGCTTAATGCAATTCTTACAAGTTGCACAGAACCCAGTACTAGCTCCTTTTGCTAAGATGGATTACATCATACGTGAGATTGCTAAGTCTATGGATCTTGATCCTGATAAGGTTACTAACTCTATGGCAGACGCTGCTATTCAAGCTGAGATCCTCAAAGGCTTTCAGCAACCAGCACAGCCTCCAGAAGCACCTGAGGGTGTACCAACACCTGAGGGAGGCCAACAAGCGCCACAGACCCCTCAGGGAGGCGTACAGGACACATCAGGTGGTGGCGGTGGACAAATAGGTATGGGTACAGCACCAGTACCAGGAGAGCAAGGATTCAGCGGTAATGTCTCTTAAGAGTTTTGTAAATAATCAAATATCGTGGGAATCGTTCCTCTCTGAGTTAGAGGAGCGTATTTCTACACAACATCGTAGTATGGAAACTGTTACAGATACTGCCGAACTATACAGGCATCAAGGTGCTATACGTGCTCTACGTCAACTTCAATACTTGAGGGAAAAAGTTAATGGATAAACAAACAAAAATGGCTTTCGCATTGGGCGGTAGCGTAGACTTAGATACAGTACCAGACAACACTAAAGGTATTGACCCTGTGTCAGGAAATGAAGTTCCGATAGGTTCTACTGCAAAAGAAGTTCGTGACGATATACCCGCTATGCTCAGTGAGGGTGAGTTTGTTTTTCCCGCAGATGTAGTGCGCTATCATGGGTTAGATAAACTCATGGAGCTTCGTCAGCAAGCTAAGATGGGCCTCAAGCAAATGGAAGCTATGGGTCAAATGGGTAATAGTGAAGAAGCTACTATGCCAGATGACATGCCCTTTGGTCCTAGTGATCTTATCATCATAGGTGGTGAGATGAAAGATAGCCCACGTGAGATGGCAGAGGGTGGTGTAGTGTACGCTAACCAAGGAACTTTTGCTACAGGCATTGGTGGCTATCAACCTTCTATCTATCAAGGACAACAAACATCCTCAACATATACTCCCCCACCTAGTTCCGTTGCACCACCTGCCCCTGCAGCTTCACCTGCGGGTGGCTACATGCCTAAGTTTGTTACTAACCAGACTACACCATTTGATGATGGTAGCCTTCCAGCAAATATGGTATCAACAGGTACAGCACAAACTACAACTAA